GCAAATGGAACACAAATTTTAAACCTTCCAACCGCTGCAAGCCATACAAATAGAGTAATAAGGTTTTTATCTAACAATGGATATGCAAACGCAACTAGAACGGAATTAACGCCAATAAACGGCGAAACTTTAGACGGAAGCGTTTCACCTTATGTTATAAATAAAGAATATGAAGGCATACAAGTCTGGAGTGACGGGAGCGAATGGTTTATAATTCAGAAAAAAGGATAACCAAAATACAAAATAAATTAAACTAAATTATATATTAATATGAAGTCAAACAATGTGATTGAAAAAATCAAAGACGTTTTAAATCTTAACGAGGAAGTTAAGCTAGAACAAACTAAGCTGGAGAACGGCACAGTTATAGAAGCAGAAAGCTTTGAAGAAGGCAAAGAAGTTTTTATAGTTAGTGACGAAGAAAAAATCGCTTTACCAGTCGGTGAGTATATCCTAGAAGACACTAGACTATTAGTAGTTGAAGAAGAAGGGGTTATTGCTGATGTTCGTGAAGTATCTGACGAAGCGCCTGCAAAGGAAACTGAAGAAGGTGAAGAAGTAGAAGAAGAACTAGCAGAAGAAGACGACCTTATTAGAGATATGATGGGTAGAATTCAAAACCTAGAAGACGCTATAGCTGACATTAAATCTAAAGAAAGTTTAAAAGAAGAACTTTCAGCGATTGAAGCTGGAAACAAATTAACTGTTGAATTATCACAAGAAATTCCAGTTGAAGTGCAAGCTGAATTAAACGAACCAAGCGCCGAGCCTATTGTTTCTAATCCAGAAGCATTCAAAACACTATCTAAATTTAAAATTGGTTCAAATAGAAAGGCCAATACAATGGATAGAGTATTATCAAACCTTAATAAATAACAACTAAAAATAAATAAAAATGAGTTTAGCAATTACAACTACTTATGCTGGTGAATTTTCAGGAAAATATATCGCGGCTGCGTTACTTTCAGGAGATACTTTAGCAAATGAAGAAATTACAATTATGCCTAATGTAAGGTTTAAGTCTGTAATTCAAAAAGCGTCTACCGACGATATCGTTAAAGACGCATCTTGTGACTTCCAAACGGGACAAGGAACATTAACATTAACAGAACAAATTCTTGAGCCTAAAGAGTTTCAAGTAAATTTAGATTTGTGTAAAAAAGACCTTTTTGCAACTTGGCAAGGAGCTGAAATGGGATACTCGCAATATGCAGAGCTTCCAGCTTCATTCTCTGATTTTGTTTTAGGACACGTTGCTGCAAAAGTAGCTGATTTCACAGAAACACAAATTTGGTCTGGTGCTGGTGGTGCTGGTTCTTTTTCTGGTTTTGCAACTTTACTAGCAGCTGATGCAGCTTTACCAGCAGCACAAGACTTAGTAAAAGCGGCTGTATCCCCAGCAACTATTGTAGCAGAATTAGGGCGTATCGTAGATGCAATTCCTACAACTGTTTACGGTAAAGAAGACCTAAGAATATATGTAGCTTCTGATATTGCACGTGCTTATACAAGAGCTTTAGGCGGATTTGCTGCAGCTGGAGTTGGTGCTAATGGTTTTGACAACAAAGGAAACAACCAAGTTTTAGGAGGTTTATTCTTTGACGGAGTTCAATTAGTAGTTGCAAAAGGATTAGCAAACGGAACGGCTGTAGCGGCTGAAAAAAGCAACTTGTTTTTCGGGACTGGATTGTTAAATGAGGCTAACGAAGCTCGCACGATTGATATGCAAGACGTTGACGGCTCAATGAATGTAAGAGTAATTTTACGTTACACTGCTGGAGTTCAATACGGAGAAGTAACAGACATCGTTCTTTATTCTTAATAACTAATTAATTAATTTTAGAAAGGGGTGGGTTCTGCCTACCCTTTTTTATTTAAAAAAACTATAAACTATGGCTTGTTCAGTAACAAACGGAAGGAAAATTCCTTGCAAATCAGCGGTAGGGGGAATTAAAAATATATTCTTTTCTCCTTATAATGATACAACCGCAGCTTTAGTTCCTGACGGAACTGGAGTAATAACATTAGACGCAGCGGCGGACTTTTATAAATATGAAGTAAAAGGAAATTCTAGCCTTGAAACTGCTATCACTAGCAGCAGAGAGAACGGAACAACATTCTTTGAAACTACTTTGAGTGCTACATTTACATTTTTAGATACAGCAACTCAAGAACAAATTAAACTACTTTCTAGAGGGCGTCCACAAATAGTAATAGAAGACTATAACGGAAACGGCTTTTTAGTAGGTAAAGACAACGGAGCCGATTTAAATGGCGGTACAATTTCTACGGGAGCCGCAATGCCTGACCTCTCGGGCTTTACGCTTACGTTCTTAGCTCAAGAAAATGAACCACCATTTTTCTTAGCTGCTTTACCAACTGATGACAGTACAACACCAATTAATCCAACACCATAAGAATTGATTTAATTGTTTTAAAAGAGGGTTATCTTAACGGATAGCCCTTTTTTTATTTATATACTATACAAAATTATTTAGTTTTCTTTATATATTAATATGCAACTAATCCAGACAAGCGGCAATAAAACATTTAACGTAATACCTAGACAATTTGTTGTAGGTGCTTTAACTCTTAACTTAAGAAGCGAAAGTACAAACGTAGTTGTTTCAGTTGGTACGACTTCAACAATAAACGGAAACTATTTACTATTGCCAGCTATTTTTGGAACACTAGTAGAAAATGACTTTTTTATTTTAGAGGTTTTAAACGGCACTGAAGTAATTTATAAAGACAAAGTTTTTTGTACTAATCAAACTATAAACCAAACTAGTAACGATTATTATACAATAAATAAAAATCAGTATGTTAGCGAAGACACTGCTAGTAACGAATATATTATAATATGAACGATTTAAGAATAGTTAATTTAAGCACCTACACTTCACCTGAGATAGTGGAAACTAGTAACAAAGAATGGGTTTCTTATGGCGCTGATAATGCTTATTTTCAGTATTTAATAGACCGCTATAATGGTAGCCCAACAAACAACGCTATTATAAACGGAATTAGTCAAATGATTTACGGGCGTGGGTTAGATGCTTTAAATTCAAATAAAAAGCCAGACCAATACGCTAAAATGATTTCTTTGCTTAAAAAGGATATGGTTCGGAAGGTTTGTTATGACCTTAAACTTATGGGTCAGACAGCTATGCAAGTTATTTATTCTAAGGATAGAAAGTCTATTGCACAAGTTGAACACATACCAGTAGAAAACTTAAGAGCTGAAAAATGCAACGATAAAGGCGAAATAGAAGCTTATTACTATTCTGATAATTGGGCAAAAGTTAAAAACGTAGGAAACACTTTAAGAATTCCAGCATACGGCTTTAGTAAAGAGAATATAGAGATAATGTATGTTAAACCATACAGAGCTGGATATAAATATTATTCCAGTCCAGATTATGCTGGTGGCCTTCAATATGCAGAGCTCGAACAAGAGATAAGCAACTATCATTTAAATAATATACTGAACGGATTAGCTCCGTCAATGTTAATTAACTTTAACAATGGTACACCAAACGCTGAAGAACGTCAAATGCTTGAAAATAGGATTTACGAGAAGTTTAGCGGTTCTAGTAATGCTGGTAAATTTATTTTAGCGTTTAATGATAATCCAGAAAGCGCCGCAACTATTGAGCCTATACAATTAAGCGAAGCGCACCTACAATATCAATTCCTTTCTGACGAAAGTTCTAAAAAGGTAATGGTATCGCACAGAGTTGTATCACCTATGCTTTTAGGCATTAAAGATAGCACTGGTTTAGGGAATAACGCTGAAGAATTAGAAACAGCTAGTATCTTAATGGAAAATACTGTTATACAGCCGTTTCAAACGCTTTTAATAGATGCATTTGATACTATACTAGCTTACAACCAGATATCGCTTAAATTGTACTTTAAAACGCTTCAACCGCTACAGTTTAAAGACTTAGAAAACGTAATGGACAGCGAAACAATGGAAGAAGAAACGGGTGTTAAGTTAAGCGAGCAACTTCCAGAAGATTTAGGTAATGAAATACTTAAAAAATTAATAGATTTAGGCGAAAACGAAGATGATTTATTAGCTGATTACAACCTAGAACACGAAGCAGAGGTCGATTATGAGCTTGAAGACCAATTAGACGAGGTTATAACAGACCTAAATACAGAAGATGATAGCACATTACTAGCTAAAATCTGGAATTTTGTTAGCACTGGCAAGGCTACACCATACAGAGATAGTGAACAAGACGGAACTAGCAAGAAAAAAACTGAAGAAGGCGTTGAGTTTTTAGTAAGATACAAATATACTAGGTTAATAAAAGGTTCTAAAACGGGTCAATCTAGGAGCTTTTGTGATAAAATGA